TTGACTTTGCGAACCCAATTCCTTCTGGTTGCGGTGTACCAACAGCGCCACCTTTCCCCAAGTAGTCTAATGGATTCACAGCATTACTCTTATTAATATTCCAGCCGCCTTTATGCATTTCAAAATGTAAGTGCTGACCATAAGCCTGTCCCGTTTCTCCCATAACCCCAATTGTTTGTCCTTGTGTAACAGAATCGCCTTCTTTAACTGTACGAGAACCACTTCGCATGTGAGCGTATACAGTTTCCCATGTAACTCCATTAATATTATGAACAATCATAATACATTCACCGTAACTAGATGAAAAATACGAACGACTAACTTTCCCACTAGCCGCTGCATAAATCGGATGATAGCCTGCTTCAGCAAGATCTACCCCATGATGATCTGGTCTGTCACCTCTAAAACCACTTGTTACTCTCGTTGTATTTGTTGGATAAATAAATGTTGCCATATGAATCTTCCTTTCTATTTTATATTGTCTATATTTATTATTTTTAGATATATTGTAGGTTTTCCAACCTTAAAACGAACAAAACAGAGAATTTCTCCATTGTTATCTACCATCAAAATATTATTCTTTTAACCATAAGTTAAATATTATTAAGATTACCAAAGACTCTTGAAAAACTATTATTTTATATGACTAATTCTTCTTTCCTACATTACAGTTTACGTATAAAAAACAACTCTTGGTAGAGTTGTTTTTTTATCGAATATCTACAATATCAAAGTGTTCCTCAGGTGCCCAACTATTCCCACCAATATCAATCCAGCCTTCTTTACGGAAGAATACTGTAAGGGGTTCTTTTGAAGTGATACGGCCTTTATATGAACCGTTAATTCCATCGTAAAAGTTTACTCCATATCCTTCTGGGTATTTTGATATTGCTTTGAAAGGTCTCCAATAATAATGCTCCGCTTTTACCCAACGGCTTCTACCTAAATCTAACCACACATCATTATCTTCTCCCCAGTACGCACCCCAGTATAATACTTCTGCTGCTGTTGTAAAGTTCCCCTGATAGTTGCCATGTGGTCTATCATGATAGTTAATACCATAGCCTTCCCAGTATATTGACTTCGCGAACCCAATTCCTTCTGGTTGTGGAACACCGCCTGCATTAAAATCTACATATTGTTTAACAATTTCAGCGTAGAAAAAATTACCGCCATTTTTATATCGATAACCACCATTGTACGCAACTGCGATAGGATGACTATATTTAACCATAGCACCAGTTGTATTTCCAAGTGATGGCGCAACAACCGTCTTAGAATACAGATCTGCCACCGGTAATGAATGTTGTTTATTGTTAGAAGCTAACCAGCGAAGATAAGCTCGTCCAAAATTATATGATTGAACAATGGCACTTAAATCTGTAATACCATTTTTCTTTGCATCATCAAAAGCTCCTTTTAAATGCTTTACTCCGTAATACACTGAATCTTTAGGATTCTTGATTGTATTCATTGCCCATCCTTGTGATTCACTTGACTGCATAATATCCGGTGTTGTTTCAGAGTTCCCTCCACTTTCCACCATAATAATTCCAAGTACGTAAGGAACTAATTCCGAAACACCTTGTGCAGCACATTCACTTTCTACCATTGATTGCCAACGTAACACTTGTTGTGGCAGATTCTTTGTTTTAACTGAAGCAGCTAATATACTCATTACTAAACATCTCCTTATTTTCCTATTATTTTTGTCTAAAAAACTACTACCTCACTACATATGGTTATCAGCCAAATACCCATTAATCTATAAAATTACTTCATGTTGCTCACCTTCTTTCACAACAAAAAGAGCAACCATAAAAATAGTTGCTCTTTCGTCGAAATCTTATATTACTACTATAAATCACTTTTTCAATACTTTCTGTACACCGCATGTACCCTACAAAAAGGTAACATTAAAATCCATCTAAAAACTTGACAATTTTTCTTATTTCAGCGTGTTTGCGTCGAATATAGCCTGTACTATAATGCAATTCAAATGCTATTTGTTCTAAGGTCATTCCATCAACATATTTCATTTTAAGTATTTGATGATCCAGTCCTGCAAACTTATTCATCAAAAGCTTTAAATCAAATTCTTCATTCATCTTATGAGCTAATTCATATTCAATTGCTTCAATCCGGTCTTCTACCTTAGCCCCTTCCGACTCAGCGGTTAATCGTACATTTTGCAAGTCCCCACTAGTCCAGCGCTTTAATTCCGCTTTTGATTTGTCTAAGTTGTATTCTAAATAAGCGATTTCTTCTTCTAACTTCTTATAATCTTTGAGCCATTCAAACATCTGACGATTCACCTACTTCCTTTTTGTAAATTTAAATACTACTAATTTAATAAAACTTATATCCTTATTGGCTTTTTCAATCTTTGTTATTTGTAGAACATCTTTCATTTAATAAACACAACCATTTCCTACTATTTATAAATTCATTTTCTCTTTAGAATTCCAATACTGTAATTAACTCCTGAATAGATAATGAAAAACACCCTTCGAACAATCCTTGTAAGACATTAATAATCAAACAGAAATCACAAATTGTTAATACTTGCTCCAAACATTCACGAATATCTTCAAAGATGTTTAATATACATCAAACATTTTTGAAGAATATAATCATTTAATCTTAGCATTAAGATAATACATTTTTAAACACCAAAGTCGTCGACCATTTTATCTTTTCTTAAGACTTATATTTATTTAATACCTCTTTTAATCTCTCACGCTCTTCCTCAGTGTACTGCGCGGGTTTTCTTTCCACTTCTTGATTCGTGTGTTCGTCATCTTTATATAACCAATCTGGGACAAGCTCTTTTCTAGTCGAATAATTTCTACCTGATTCATTAAATTTCTTATTCTTACTCATTTTGAAACGTCTATCTAGCGCGGTCACATCAGCAAATGTTTTAACTTTTTGCTCCTTCCAATTACTCAATATAGCTTTAACGTAGTTCCATCTTGGTGCATTCTCATCAATAGCTTTATTAGTTGCATACTGAATTAACTCACTACTAAACAAATCACAAAAATCGCCTAACTCCGTAAATGCAATTTCACTTAACGGAATGCCTCTCTCTTTTAAAAAATTATAATTTTTTTTAAACTCTCTACCGAATAATATATGAGATTCTAATTTATCCTTATCATCATGATTAGTATTTTGTATTTTAGTATTTAGTTTATTGATATTTAGTAGTGTCGGATTTTCCTCATATGGCTTTCCTACATCTTGCTTTTCCACTTGTGGAATTCTCTTTTGTGGTGTTTCATAAATTTCCGTATCCCATCTTTTAATTTTTTTTGTATGTTCATCACGAACGGGATAACGCTTTACATACCCTAATTCTTTTAGTTCTTTAAAACCTGTACGTAATGAATCTTCTCCATCCTTTGCATGTTGAGCTAATTCACTAATATGAAAAGTCCAATCATCTGGTAGTGTAAGTGTATAAGCCAAAATTCCTTTTGCCTTCCATGACAACCTTTTATCTTTTAAACCAGTATTATTTATGACGGAATAATTACTATCTTTTTTCACTCGAATAATCCCCATACTAGTCACCTCATAAATTCTCAAAATCGATATTCAATGTTATACTTATTCAGAGATATTTTTTTATAGAATCCGCTGCAACGGATTCTTTTTTTATGTACTCATTTAAATCCATCATGCTATCCATATTTTTTCTCCTAAATCTTTCTTATTCCTCAAATTCAACATCAACTTGAATTTCGATATTCATAGAAATTTCTTGTGTTATACGAATAACATTTGGACTTATTCCTTTTTGGATAAGCTTTTTAATCTGCTGTTTTGCGGCATCTTTTGTTTTAAATTCACTGACAGTTGGTAGACCTACTAAATTGCCAGTAATCACTAAAATTTTCCGTTGCATGTTTCTTCCTCCTATTGAAATTCTGCCATATTTATTTGTGAGTTTTTAACTTTAATTTCTTCATTTAAAACTGTTGGAATTGAATATTCTTCATTAATTATTTGTATAGCTCTATCCAAATGATTACGTTTAATAGCTTTATAACTATTCACACCAAACTCTCGATGTAATTGACTATAAATATCGCTATACAGCTTTTTTCTAAGACTGTTATCCTGATAAGAATTCGAATTTTTACCCCCCAATAACAAAAAACCTAACCTTTTTACAGCCTTTGTTATTTCGTCACATTCAATGGCGTATAGCGGAGCGTTTTCTCGTAACCCCTTCACTTCAGTCTTAATCTCTTGTATTTCTTGCGTATGTCCTTCTAAAGCTGCAAACGTTAACTTTAGGACTCCCATAGCATCCTTTGGTATTTTGTTCTGACTTTGTATATACCTCCTCATCCGTTTGAACTCTTCAATAAATTTAATTTTCGTTTGCACAGCTTCTCTAGAGTTATACCCCATAGCAAGTAATACGAAAGCTTCTTCAGTTAAATTGTATTTAGACATGCGCTCACCCTGTGAATTGATATAAGTGGACTCGTAAGAATTTCCTTGCGCAAATTCTTCACCCGCATATACAATATTTTTACAATATCCTCCAAAACGTAGTAATGATCTTTCCCGAACGTTTTCGCAATTACCAAACTATCCGTTACTACCTCACCATTAACTTCAAATACTAGTTCACTATGTACTAATACTTCGGTTAAGTGATCCATTCTGATCTCCTCCTCATCTTTAATTTTCAATTACCTTCCTTACATTTACATACCCTTGCATCAAGCGTTATTATTTACCAATTTTCTTGGACATTAACCAATCCTCAACATTCAAATTATGTGATTTAATATAAAATATTTCCTTAACTCTCCAATAAAGCTTTGCTTAATAATTTCGTTATTGAGTTAAAAATTCAATATTTTATGTTCCAAAAAAGTAGGGTTTCTTTTCACACTACAATTCGGCTTGTTTTCTTCAAATTCAAAAAGATATTCTAAATTATGATCAGGAAAAAAGGTTTCCTTAATTTCAAGAGCCTCATCATAATAAAAACGAAATTTACCATTAATTTTGTCGCACACTGTTGCGTAGCGAAGATTCAGATGCGAAGAGATTTGGGTAATTACAATCCCTTTTCTCGCCATCTCTGCACGCAGATTCGGATACATTAGCTCACCTCCTTAATTTTTATACGAAATTGCGTTTATTTCCACTTTAATATATACGCATTTCCGTACAAAGTCAATGATATAATAGGGAAATACACTCAATATCGTACAAAACACTATTTACTTATAAATTCAGCTAAGTTATGATAGTAACAAACATACTCAATATCGTATACATTTTATAAGAAGGATGGTGAAGTTTATGGAAAAAGCAAAGATTGTAACACGCTTAATAAAAGAAGCTGGATATAGCAAAAGAGCTTTCGCAGAAAAAATCGGGCTCCCTCCCACAACACTGCAATCAATGTTATCAAGAGGAATCGGTAAAGCATCTGTTGATAATGTAATAAAAGTTTGTAAGGGATTAGGGATCACTACTGATGATTTAGAGGTGCTCACAACTAAAGGGGATAATACAGTTAAAGAAGAAGTTTCTATTTATGAAACCATTCAAAACGACCAATCAAACATTATCCATATCCCAATCATTGGTTCTGTCGCAGCCGGTACACCTATATTCGCCGAAGAAAATATCGAGGGTTATTTACCAATGCTAAGTACATTTTTAAATAAGCGTAAAAAGTATTTTTATCTTACTGTAAAAGGCACTAGCATGAATCTCGAATTCCCTGATGGTTCTTATGTTCTGGTAGAAGAAACTCCTTATGTTGAGAATGGGCAAATTGCTGTTGTAAAAGTCAATGGTTATGATGCAACTGTGAAAAAAATCTCAAAATCTGGAAGCATCATTACTTTAATACCATTGAGTAATGATCCTATCCATGAACCACAGACTTACGACCTTTCAGCTGAAGATGTAAAAATCATTGGTCGCGTTGTACAAGCAGTAAAAAATTATTAAATTTTTAGCGCTAGCAATTTATTGAAAAAAGAACCGATTCTAATAAAGGTTTATTGAAATTACCATCCCTATTATTAAGATACTCTTATACTGAAGATTTTTAGTGGCTGTTTTGTGGTTTCTTTTCATTTTGCGCCACTTGAAGTTAACTTTATAAAAAAGAAAAAAGCCCTGATACCGTAGTATCAGGGCTTTTTTCTCTCTTAGTATAGAGACATATATTGATCGCGTTCCCATTGGTGAACTTGTGTGCGGAATATATCCTCTGGATTCATCAAGTTTTAAATCGAGCCAAAAACGTTGATTTCTCAAAGTTTTATAAAAGTGATGTTTCATAGTGATTCATCACTTTTTTTATTTTTGTGGGTGAATTGTGGGTGGGTTCGTGGGTGCCCCCACAAAATAAAACAAACCTAAATAACTTAGGCCTGTTTTTATTTTTTCATCTGTTCTTTCCTATTTAATATATCCTCTAAAAAAATTCGTTACAGTTCAATAATTTTTCACAATTAAACAAGGCAAGATATTGTCATCATCTTGCCTTGTTTACTTTACTGCTTAATGATTATTTATTTCTTTAATAACTGATGGGGGTAATTTTTTATTTATTAGATTCCTGTACCATGTTCTGAATATGAAATAATATTTTCTTTTTTCAGTGTAGGTGCTGCATTTTTTTCAATACTAGGACTATTTAAACCAAACGACAATACTGCAATACTGATTAAACCCATTAATGTAATTTTAATCTTTTTCATTTTAAACGCCCCTTTTCTTTTAATAAAGTTCTCGCTTCATGGCTTGAGTGATAATACTCACACGCCTTATCCTTCGCACCTAAATTATACCATTTACCTGCTAATAGTTCGGTATAAATTTGAATGTCTTTCCACAATTCTTGTTCTTTAAAATACGAAAGCGATTCACTTATAATTTCTTCCAACTTCTCTATAGATTCATTATTATTTATACACTCCAAAATATTTAAGTGATAACTATATTCTTGATTACAATCCTTCAAGCCCTCTTTAATATAAAAAGTTGCATCATTATGCTGTTTTAATTTAATATGTTCCCGAGCTAATAGGAATATTACCCTTCTTTGATAATGTAATTTTGCATGTTGACACGCTTTATATACTTCTTCTAAATGACGTATAGCTGAATCTGATAAGTTTTGTTCGGCATACAGTACTCCTAAATTACTACGAACCTTTAAAACTAGCGATTGTTCATCAAGTTTTTGAAACATGTTTAGAGCAGAAATTAGATATTCCTCTGCCAATTCAAATTGTTCTAAAGTAATACAAGCCATACCTAATGTATTTTCACACGCTCCCTTTTTAGTCTCATAGCCTTCATGGCTTGAAAAATAATCGAGAGCCTTTGTGGCATAATTAATAGCTAAAGTAGGTTGTGAAATATAATATTTATATAGCGCAACACGATAATTATACTCTGCTTTTTCTTTTTCATCGGACATCATATCTAATAAATCACTTGCAGACTCAAGATGTTTTTCTGCACTATTGTAGTCTCCAACTTCTGTTGCATAAATAAATTTAAAGAAGTGATAGTAATATTTTAGTAAACCATCTGGCATACCTTTTATGTATTCCAATCCTTCTAGCCCTTTTTCAAAATTCCCCTTTAACATTTGATACCTAAATCTTAACAGGGAGTAATAAATAAAAGAATCTGTATTTTCTTTAACATTATTAAATATATTATCTGCTTCAATTTTTAAAATACTTGCCTTCTCTATATGCTGAGCAAGCATTTCATGATACCATTCTTCTAATAGCTCATACCCCTTGCTAGTAGTAGAAATTTTTGTCTCCATGTAAATCCCCCTTTTCTAAGATTATTATCTAATTATTATAACAAATCACCCTATCAAGACGTATATCATAACAATTACTATTTATTGATAAAATTATTTCTGATTATTCAGATTACTTTTTTTGATTATAACACCATCATTCACTTTGAAAAAGAAGCTTCTTTTTCATTTGAATTTATGAAAATACAATGTTTACACCTTTGGTATGAAGTTGTTATGATTTATTTAGTTTAGAGGGACGATAATATGAAGGTTATAAAATCTATATTTAACGGATTTCGTTTAATAAGTAAAATCATAAATCCTATATTAAAGGCTTTGTCTAAAAGTAAATTCTAAACATCTTAACAATAAAGAAAGCCGAATCCTTAATTAGAATCGGCTTTTTTTCTCATTTGCTTTTTGTTTTCCAGAATATCTTCTTTAAAATATAGTCGATCTCGTACCATCTCTTTGATTGGCTTCACTTTCTCTTTCTGTACCATTACATTTAAATTTTGACGTGAACACCCTAAAATTTCTAGAGCCTCTGAAGTGTTTACAATTTCCTCCTGAATAAAGCGCATTAACTCTTCTTTAGTTTCAAATTTATACATTCTTTTTCTCCTTGATATACAAAATAATCATATTAATTACCATTAAGATTATCGCTAGTATGGTACCAACGATACAGATATAACCCCAAGTATTTAAATTATCATAATCAAGAATTGATAAGATAAACACTAAAACAATGACTACGGGTAGATTCGTCCAGATAAATTTTTTCATAATAATATGGAATGTGATATAATCTTAAATGCAAGGGAGGTTTCCCTCCCCTGTGTGCTTATTCTGAGTCGTTTCCTTGGTCGGGGCGACTCTTTTGTTTTTCCTCTTTCACCTTGTAGTATGTATCTACAATGTTTTTAACACCTGCGGTTACTTGAGAGAAAACCGTTGCTGTTGTAGCTATAGCACCTAAGATTATTATCCAATCCACTTTGTTCACCTCCTGTTCTTTATACTCTTATTATACACTGTAAGTTGACTTAAGTCAACTTAATATCAAGAATTTTTTCCTATAAATCTAATTTTATCCTATAAAATAGCCTAACCCTCTCATTCGAGAAGGGTTTTTTATTACTTATTTTTTAGTACATTTACATTATTTCAATTTGTATTAAAAGAATTTGGTATAATTAGCTTAATTTAAGGGAGGGAACTAGTTTGAAGGTTATTCAATCTATATTTAGAGGGTTTCGTTTATTAAGTAAAATTATAAATCCTATATTAAAGGCATTATCTAAAAGTAAATTTTAATTACATAGAAATAAAAAAGCCACCTAATAAAATGGTGGTTTTTTACTGTAAATCAAAATATTAAACACAATTGGATTTATATGTTAAAATTCAGTGTGTTTGCATTTAAATTTTATAAAAATGAAAGAAGGATATAAAATGTCGTTAACCAGTAAATTAGATGCTAAAAATAAAAACGATAAAGAGTTTAAAGACATACTTATACATGTCGAGCCCGAGAAGGGAGATTACTACACATTAAGTGGAAAGTTGCCTTTCTCCGAAGAATATAGCATGCATGTGCCATATAATTTATCTAATATATATAATGCAAGTTTGGTCGGAATAGCTTTTGACTATTTAGCTCGATTTAGAATTGCTCAATTTGTAAAAGACGAAACTGTAATAAGAGATCTGGTGGCTTATAACGGATTTAAAAAATTAAACAACTATATTGATATTCCAGTTGAAATTTTTGATTCGTGGTTAGAAAAAGTATTAATGTTTATTAATGATAATTCAATATCAATCTCCCATTTATACGAGATATCTGTAAAGTTAGCTAAGTTAGAGCAAGTATCTCGGGCTAGGATTAATAAAGAAACTATCAATCGGGACTTTTTTATTATCGAAAATAGTCCCGACGAAGTAATTAACGAATTAGATAATTTGTTGAAGTTGTTTGAAAAGAAATTCATGATTCCAGAGATTATTAATGAAAAGAGTAACGTAATATTTAATCCTAAGTTTGGAGTGTCTTCACTTTTAGTCAGTGGAGCAGATGCAGACATATATATCGATGGTGTTCTTTATGATTTTAAAACAACAAAAGACAAATCGCTAAAACAAAAAGATAATTTACAAATGATCGGCTATTATTTATTAAATGATTTAGCAAAAGCGACAATATCAGATGATTTAGGCTTTAATTACACCTATATGGAAATACAAAAATTATCATATTACAAAGCACGATTTGGTGAAATAGAGTATTACGATGTTGAGAAACATTTACCATACGAAGGTGTAAAACCGAAGTTAAAACAATTAGCGGAGTATTTTACAAAAAATCCAGGAAGATTAAATTCAGCACCAATGTTTGCTGATGCTGAAACTGCTAAAGAAATATTAGAACAAATAAGTACAGATGCACTTTAAATTTATAAAAAAGAAGGGTTCCACAGATGCTGGAATCCTTCTTTCATCTTACTTCACATACACATAGGCTTCATTTGTAGTTATATAGTATGTTTTACCTTTGCTATTATATACTTTATATTGTGATGATCCATTGACAGTTACTTTTTCATCGATTGTAACCCCTAGTCCTGCATCTAAAGTACCAGCCACGTCTTTATCATGCCAAGATGGAGATTCATAGAAACGTAGGTTGTCCACTTTAGTAACAACACGCTTCCCTACAATAGAGGAATCTACTGTGCTTTTCTTACTAAACTTCACATAAGATGGATTGTTCTTAATCCATTGTTCACCGCCAAGATTTAACCAACCACCCTTTTCAGCCCATACAGCATAATATAAATCATTAGCATCAATTTATTACTTTCCCATTCGTGTTTTACCTCTATGTTATACTACATTACCTTTTGAGAACTATAACAAACACATATGTTGGAAAATATATTTTTTTGAGGAAACTTTAACCATTTATTGTTATAATTATATCCGCAATATTTTTCCAGGAGGGTTCCTATAAAGAACAATAGGATAATGGACATACATACTAGGCACTCCCCTTCTTTAATACGTTCATAGAAATATAGAAAGGGTTTATACGATGGGAAAATTCCAAAGTAATTTACAAACAGCAACACAAATTGCTACGAAAATGGGATCAGCTTCTGACAGGGTTCAAAGTGCAACAAGTCGTTCTATAACAAAGGCGACGCGTACAACACTATCTGTTAACTCCAAAGCACAGGAAGCGAACCAACAAGTTTTAGATTTGACGAAACAATTTTCTGTAGCCTTTCAACAAGCGGTTGATAATATTCATTCGGTAGCTAACGAGTTTGAGAGAATGGATAAAGAACTTCAAAATATTTTTCGCTAATGTGATAACCTACGTAAAGTAAAACGGTAGGAGGAAAAAGATGAGTCAAGACATTGAAAAACAAATGAATCAATTAAATCAAAAATTACGAAGTGTATTTGAAGAACAGAATCGGAATCAATCTGCGATTCAAACACAGGAACAAGTAGAAGAGAATTTTCATGTATGGAAAAATCAAAACCATCGTTTGTTTGACCGTATTTTAGGAACTTGGCATAGAGATAGAGAAATGTCATTGTTTTTTATGAATATGAGTCAAGATGCACAATATATTGAGCGAAAACTTACTTTCGAATTGGAAAATCAAAAAGAAACATTACTTAAGGAAAAACGAAATCTTAGTGACTTAGAAAATGACCTTTACTATCAAAAACAGAATCTAGCAAAGGAGGTCAATTCATGAGTTTGAATATGTATCTAGGGGAAGTACATACGCAAACACAAAGTATGAACGCTGTATGTACCGCTACCATTCAAGGTATGGAACAAGCTATTCAGTCGATTGATGCTTTTGCAATGGATACTGTTCTACAAGGACAAACTTATAGCAGTGCAAAAGCATTCTTTGCACAAACCTTTCGTCCATTAGCACAAGGAATCATTTACTTGTGTGAAGAACTAATCCGTCAGAATGATGCCTTTCCAAGTCAATTTCAATCACAGGTAGCTTCAACAGATGTCATCGAACAAGAAATACTAGAACAAATTCGAGGGATTGACCGAATGAGAGCAGGTGTTGAAGGGATTAGTAATGTCCTTCCAGCTATGCAAGCGATGATGGGTATTTTTGATATGATGAAACGGAAACTGCAAGAAAAGTTAGAACACCTGCATGAATTCAATTATACTTCTAGTAGTAATTATGATACAGCACTCCAACTAGCCACTAGTATTGCTACGGGGCTTGCAGAAGTACAAAGTGGAAAAGGTTTTAGTCCTACAAGTGGTACATTTAGTACACAAGGGTTGAATATGGAATGGGCAACGTCTATTCAAGCGATAGAAGAAGATAGGGCACGTAAAGCGGACAATTCGATTAAAGATGGAGAAATGTGCGGTAGGCTAGAGGAGAAATCTCCGATTAGAAAGGCTTGGGACGATAAGGTAGACGATGTAGTTAAAATGTTCGAAACAGTAAAAAAGATGTGGAATGGTACTGTAATCGGAACAGGGAAAGCTGTTGAAGATGAAATCAAGTCCATGGAAGCTTTAAGTAATATGGATATAGGAACTTTTATTAATGTTACATATGCGATTTTACATTTGGATGAAACGACAAAAAATATGTGGCATGCATTTTCAAGTACTGTGAAACGAGATATTATAGATGGAGATGCAGAGAGCATTACACAATGGACTACTTATGGATTAACCCAAATAGGCATCGGTCTAATTCTCGATAGGGGACTAGGTAGAGCAGGCCTCGTCACAAAAGGAGCAGGTGGAGCAAGTACATTAGCTAAAGGCGTAACGCTAGTAAAAGAATTGAAGCAAGTATCTGATATTTTACAACCTGTTAAGAAAGATGTTTCTTATGCTTTCTCTGGCGGAAATAATATACGCTCTAAATTTGATATACCTGATTTTAAACAAGCTGAAGAAAAGCTATCAACTCATCAGTTTGCTAATTCTGGTGGAAATACTAATACTAATACTAATGCTATAAAGCCAGGAGATACTAGTCCGTTAGCTCCAGGAGGAGGATTAATTGCCCATGAGGCAAAACCTGGCCAAAGAAGAGGTGGTCACTTAATCAAAAAACACGTAGAAAAAACGGATGCAGAACTATTGCAAAGATTACAAAGTGACCCTAGAATACCAGCATCATCATCTTTCACTAATAGGGCTATAGCCGAGAGAGTAGCTAATGAAGTTTTAAGTAATCCACAAAATATAGCAAAAATAAATAGGTGGTTAAACAATCCTAATAGCAGACCAACCTTACCGCTAAGATATAACGGTAATAGTATACTTGGACGATATGTCGAAAGAGGATCAAATGGTGCTTTAGATGTGGAAAATGCTGTGATTGTTTTGAAAAAAGATAACCAAGGAAGTTTTATTATTACAGGATATCCAGAAAAGTAGAGGAGAATTTGTATGGAAAATAAATATAGCCATTATGAAGAATTAGGTGATTTCTTAGCCGGAACATTTCACCAAGATATTGAATCACCTGAGGAAGCTCTTAATGAATTTATAATGGAAGTTACTAAAATATGTATCGAAAATACCAAAAATGATATACTTTTGTTTTTAAACAGTAATCTAACTGATAGTGAAAAAGAGGAATTTATTAAATATAATGCTTACATTTATTTCCCTGCATTAAACTTAACAGCTATAGAATGGTTACAGCAGACCCTTGAAATACTAAAAGAAGCTATAAAAAGTAAAGAATAAAAACTAAACAAAGCCGACTCAGCTTGATATGAGTCGGCTTTACTATTACTTCACACTCACATACGCATCACTAGCCGTAATGTAGTACTTATGCCCCTTCGAATTATAAACACGATACTGCGGATACCCATTGACATTTACCTTTGCGTCGATTGTAAATCCTACTCCTGCATCTAAAGTACCAGCAACATCTTTATCCTGCCAAGATGGAGAATCATAGAAACGTAGGTTATTAACTTTAGAAACAACACGTTTGCCTTCCACAGATAAAGATTCTTCTTTATAGCGAATGTATGATGTATCGTTATAAATCCACTGATTTCCTCCAAGGTTTAACCAGTTTCCTACTTTACCCCAAACTTTATATGATTCACCTTTTTGTAGCTTGCGGATGACATTATTGCTTGTGGATGGTCCAGACCGAAGGTTTACATTTTGACCATCAATATAAGCCACATCACTTGCTTCTGTTACACTTCCAGATGGTTCTTGTGGTTTTGGTTTAACCGATACAGAATCACCATTATATGCCTTTAAAACATCGTTTCTAAATTGGGATTCTGATACACCATGACTCTTTAGATATTGTATTGGGTCTTCATGATCTGTACCACCTAATTTGTAAGTAATATCTTTATGAGTCCATAGCCCAACACTTGGATGGATATTTCTATCTTTTAATATTTCTGCAAGCAACTTTACATATCTTTCATACGATTTTTTGAATTTAATAGAGTCACTAGTTTCAGATAGCTCTACATGTACAAATCTAGCATTTGCCGCTGGACCTGCACCCCATGCACGATATTTAGTAGATGCAATCTGAATGTTTTCATCCCAATCCGTTGCATAATGCACAAAAGCATTTCTCCATGTTCTAGCTTCATAATTTCTAATATTGATAGCAGGTGCTTCTGGTGTCGCTGTGGAATGCGCTACTACCCCCTCATATGCACCGACACCATATCTATATCCTTGCTTTGGTAAATCTGGAATAATCATTTCTCTATCTGCAAAAACACTTCCTACAGATGTTAATAAAATAATAGAAGCCGTTGCAACTGAACTTAATACTTTAATAGATTTTTTCATTTTACATCACCATTCCCCATAATTTTTTGTTTGATATCTGATACATCATTTGCTAATGAACTAAAGGCTTTTGCTTGTTCTTCAATTACACCCTGGTTCTTTTCAATGACCTTTTGATATTGCTCTTCACGCTGTTCATTCTTTTTTTGCGTAGTAAAAAGCATCCACACGAATAATGCTGCGAATGCTCCCTGTTGCATCATTGAATTGAAAATTGCATCTTCCATTGTTCTCATCCCCTTTGCAAAATAAAAAGAGCAGCGAAATCGCTCCTCTTTGTTATAAAAACCGTATTTTATTCAAAATTAAAAACAACTCATGGATGCCCTACTTATTTAAACGTATTTAGTTAATATTGATCTGCTGATAATGCTTTTTCTATCATTCTATTTTCTACTTCTTTAACATGTTCAATTGTTACTTCATCAGAAGCCCCTGGTCTCTTTCCAGTTAGCTTTACATAATCTTCGGCACAGATAAGACTTACTTTACCGAAAAGCTCAATCTCGTAAACTCTGCCGCCCTTATTACATAAATCACATGCAGTAGCAATCCGCATATTCAACGTGCCATCAGGAAGTCCCCAAACTTCAACTTTTGTATCTTCCTTGATACCGCAAAATTCTAGCATATCGTTTGGAATGCTAACGGTGACTTGATTTTCACCTTTCTTCAAATCAACTACTCTACCTAAGAATGGTGACTGTTCATTAGGTGGCATTGGACGCATAAATTTGTCTGGATTCATACTCATCTCCCTCTCTATGTTCTAGAAGTCATATTTGTGAAATCAACATAATTCCATCTACCATCATGGAAATACCACCCTAAACCTAAGCTACCATTTGTATAATGAATAGAACCTGCATTAGCACCAAAGTATCCACCACATACGTTAATCCCATTACATTCAATTGATTGTGTCGTTGCAACAGGATCTTTTGATTCAATTCGGAATCTATTCTCATTGTTGTAAAGATGACCAATGTAACTTCTACGTTCTCCACCGCCACGGGGATAAAAACTGAGTCCCGCACGATCAGTCCCAACGAGTGCCATCATTTCACCATTGCTTACGATTTCAAGTGGAGCATTCATATAGTTCCATCCGTTCACATGATTGTACCGAATTGTATTATCTCTTGTACCAAGTGCAATTGTAGAAAAAGGCAGTGTTCCGTTTACGAGTTCTCCATGTGTTGTATCCCAGTTATAAACGGAAGGAACGTCACCTTCCACCAACTGAACACCTGATACAGCAATTGCTTGCATATTATTTAAGAGCCCCTCGCCAAATAAATCAATATAAACATAACCATTTCCTTCTACATAGTTACTCGGCACAGTGAAGGTTAAAGCGTATCTTACTATTTTCCCAGTTTGAATGCTTGGTGCATCGTAAGTTTTTGATGCTCGTCCAAGCTCCACGGGAGTGTCACCGTTATATTTACCGAAAACCGCTCTCATGATTGGCTTGTTTGTAATGTTTACACGATTATCATTGGTAGTTGCTCTGAAATGAGCCGACAATGTGTATTTCTTACCTGGTTTTACACCATCAAATAATGTAAAACGAATCCAATTTGACAAATCTATCCGCAACGGATTAACCATTGGCTCATAATTGTTAACCACTGGTTTCTCAATATATGGATTAGACATAATTGTCCATGTAGGACTGTATTCAATCTTCAAAAAATAATTATTAAAATTCTTAAAAGAAATGTGTGAAAAGTCATGATCTGGAATGAGATTCTTCCTTGGTGTTACTGAAAATTTCTGCCCACGCTCATCTTCAAAAAAGAAGTCAGCCATTTTTGCTGTAATACCATTCTTATCGATCGTAACTTTCCCATTTTCGATTTTAATTACATCTGCATTAATACCTGTTGCAGTGAGCCATTTTACAATGGTATCAGCGTTAATCTGCAACTTAGCAACATTAATTTGAATCTTTTCAGCTGTTTGGTTAATAGCCGAGATAATATCGCCTTTTTGGACGGTACTAGTAATCGCTTTTTCAGTTACCTCAATACGTCCCTCTTGTTTTTCTACATACGCTTTATCCGCATATCTTCCGTCAGCCTGTTGTTTTGTATATACTTCGGTTTTTACTGCAGCAAGTTTAATTCCCTCCGTATTGGCGGAAATAAGGCGCTCTAATTCAGTTGTTTTCTGGTTGTAATCTAGTGTAGCTACTTTATTGGAAATATCTTCAATCATTTTATCAACATTAGTTTGATCTTTTGGATGCAACCAAAATTCTGTAGCTACTTTACCACGCTGCAGCATAGGCATGCAGAACCAAGCTCTACCATTTCTTTGTACGTATGGTCGAAACCTTACAAATCCAGTTCCTGCCGGAGCTTTAGCTGTACAAATAGCTCTGACCCAAGTATTGTTAATGATTTGAACTCTTTCTCTAGCAGTTGAAATTCGGGTTGTTTTATTTGATTGCCAAAATTCCAACTCGATAAATACACCATTATCAATTGGAACTTTTCCATCAGTGTTAAAGTAAGCAGAAGTAACAATATCTTCATTAGGAGAACAATCTATAAATTGACTAAAAGCACCCCACCATACATCCTGGGTTTGTCCTGTAGTGTTCATAGAAAACGAATTGTATCCTTTATACTTTAGGTTAGAATCTATAGAGTGCCCAGTAGCCCACCCCCAGTATCTATTCCCTTGAGTAAAACCAGCGTCACGAATCTCATTAATAGATCCAAGACCGCCAACATAATTCTCAACATCTTTCATTTTCACAGCCATCTCAAGTGCATCAGAATGTTGTTTGATTGTAGATTGAGCATCAGAAATCTGTTTACCTTGTGCCGTTTGTGTTTCTTGTAACTTGCCAACGTTTTGAGAAACACCTTCAGCCGTTTTCTCTACTGCTGTTACACGCTTATCAAATCCATTTTGATTATTTTCAACTTTTGTTACTGTTTCTTTGATTCCATTTACACTTTTTTCAATCTCGGTTGTTTTCTTGGTGAAGTCATCGGTTGTTACTTGGTTTTCTGGAGCTGGTGTCCAATCCTGTGGTTTGTTCCCTTTATATAAAGCGACCCATTCTACAACAGCTTTTGTAGTATTACTTGGAAAGTTATATAAACTTAACTTCCGTTCATTTCCACTTGTAGCCGCAACAGCTTTGAAAGTTACATAAGTTATTCCATTAGCGTAAAGACTTGTTGCATATCCAACATTGTTAGAACCGCCATTCTGCCAAATTCCAAATTTTTGACCTTGTAGGACACTTCCTTTAATTACAAAGGTATATTCCTCACCTGTAGAGAAATTTTCAGTCGCATTGTATTGATTGATTAAATAATCCGTTTTTTCATATTTAACATTTGAATCTAATAGAAGGTTACGTCCTCCTGCTTTATCGTTATCAACCTTCTTTTCTACGCTCTCTAATTTCTCACTGATCTTCCCAGCTTTCTCTGTAATTTCAGTTGTGGTTTTCTTTAGATCATTTGTTGTTTGCTGCACCTCAGAGATTATTTTTTTTGTGCCTTCAGAAGTCTCTACTACTGTATTTAATTTTTCAGTGATTTCACCGTCTTTTTTTGTTAACAATGCAATAGATTTAGTAAAACCTTCGTTGGTTTGTTTCATTTCAGAGACAGTTTTATTAATTTCACCTTGAGAGTTTTGTACATTTTTAATTGTTAGAGAAACCTCTTGGAGATTTTCTTTCACTTGCTTGAATTGTCCAGAAGTTTCGTTTTGAGCTTCTTCCACTTTCTTATTTAATTCTTCTTTTGTGGACTGAATATCCTTATTGACCTGTTCCCATGTTTCTTTCTTAACGGATTCCACATCAGGAACAACAGGATCCCATTTACCATCCTTCCACAATTTCAGAATACCAGGCTTACCTTTGCTGATATCTTGCCACAACGTTTTTCTATCCTTTAAGTTTTCTGTTGGTGGATTTACGCCTTCAATAATATCAACGGTATTATTCTTCAAGTTTTCAGCCACTTGTTCAGCAATTTTCTTTGCTGCTTCCGACTCTTTTCGAATGACTTCTGTTTCTTTTACGTTTTCTTGAAGTTTCTTATCTAGCATATCTAGTAATTCTTTAGACGCTTTATTTGATAAGCTACCCATGATTTGTGCATATAACCTATCGATAAGGCTTCGTGTATCTTTGATTTCACGATAATTACCAAAGATATATTTATCTTTCGATGGATTGGTGTCGCATTCATCCGCTGCTATTAACCTAGCTTCTAAGAAAAGTGGTGGACTAAACCCTGTATCTTTTATTCGTACCGTATCTCCTTTACGAACCGATTCATGAGATAAACCAAACACTTTTTCAAGCGCTACTGCACTTACTTCATATGAAGTAGAACTATCAATTCGCTTCTTTAATTCTGCTTCGGTTAACTGTTTGAGTCGTTGCTTCGTCATATCTTGATCTTCTGTTTGCGGTGAATAAATATCGAATAAATGCTTGCCATCTTTTGACCAACGTTGTAAGGCATCATTATTTCCTACATAAAGTTTGCCATTGTTTATTTCTTCAAATGTGAGAAATTCACCAGTTTCACTATTTTGTGGACCAACACCTACAAGAGCGGTTACTACATCTTGACTATTCTCAATACGCCGGATGCCTTGTACATCCTTTCCTAACAAGAATTCTTTTCCGTTGTCACGTCCTACTTTTTTTATTAAATCTATATACCGACCGACAATAAAAGATCCCATTATTTCTGTTCTAAAACGAATCTCAAGTTCAAACGTAGATGCGATTTGTTTTAAGAGATCAAGCGGATTTGTAAAATCTTTAATATGAATGGTACGTATACCAACAAACTCAGTAATCCCACGTTTCCATTCTGTACCTTGTAAAGCAAAGTCTGTAGATTCGTTGACTGTAGTAGCTTGTAAGGTTTGTGGTTTAATTACGGTCGCTTTCTTTAGCTTGGTATGTTCACCAAGTGCATAAATCTTCTTTGGACGACCTGTTGAATCTTGCTCTACTTCTGTAATAATGTATGAAACAAAAGTACCGTCACGAGTTTGTTTAACGACAAGGTTCTGTTGTATAAGTGATGCCGCTATCTTTGTACCATCAGCTGTTGTGAACTCAAATTTATCTTTGTTATCTTTAAGCTCCCATTGGCGTAAATCATCCCAATAATCCTGTTCTTTGATAACACCTATGATTTGTTCTGTTTTAAAATCCACAATGTGTAATAGATTATTTGCTTTACTCATCTGTAACGCTCCCTATACGTGACATCTACTTGTCCAATGTTGTTTGGAGATATTTCGATTTCATTCTTTCCTTTTTCAATACGTATATAGTCACTCATAAAATCCTTTATATTTATCGCATCTGCTCCGTTAATACGAATACTTGCATCCGATGAATCAACTTCTACAAGATCTCCTTTTTGAACAATATAAGGTATTTGACGCTCTGTATTGCTATTTACTTTTTGCACTTTAATATCGTGCACGGCTGCAATTAATGATGGTGCATCATTAAACGAGCATATATGAACAACAATTTGAGCTACCTTTTTCATAAAGCTATTGCCCGTATCCCACCATTGGGCAAATTTTTCTGTATGGTAATTTCCTTTTTCATCGATTAAAGCAATATCACCTTGCCAATAATTTCCCACTCGTGCAATGTGTAGACGTCCATAAAAATCATTCCATGTTGTACGATAATAACCGGTTTCTGCTATAATCAGATGGTTGTAGTCACCGTTTCCCGCCATAATTTCACCAAAATTCTCGCTAGAATTTCTATATGCATCAAACATACCTACTTTTCCGACTACAACGCTGTTTTCATCTAATAAATAAAGTTCGACACGTCCCATAGTTGCAGGGTTTAAGTTTCGACATTCAACTATTGCATCAAGTGTGAAATCTTGTAGCGGCCCACCTGTAATGCTTTTTTTCACTGCTGGACCATGCCAGAATTGACCTTGCCCATAATCAGATGGCATGATACGTGCGCCATCCGCTATCATTTTCCCTGCTACGATTCCATAATCTGAAACAAAATCTTTTCCCACTTCCGTCCAACCCACTAGAGAATTCGCTTTATCATGCATAACCAATTCATACCGACTTATTGGCGTTTCATCTATCTTAACTGGATATCCTATACGAAAATGTTGATTTCCATTTTTATTTATAATATCGATGAATGTGGAAGGATTCTCTACCTGTATCTTGAATTTTGGTTCTGAAAATACACTTCCCTCATTCAAAGCATCCATTTTAATAATATTATTTGATTCTAGCTTTGCTTTTGCGTTTCGAATCGGTCCTAATTTGTAAGGCATTGGACAAATAAATTTAAGCGTTCCTATTCCAAGTGTTACAAATTCATCTGGATCAAAGCTATCATCCACAATTGCTACATAGGTTCTATTTGGTTCTACATCAAAAATAAGTTCTGTTGGTTGCTCTGTTATTAGCCAGCTTGCAATTTCTTCTTTCAGCTTTTCTAAGTTAGATCCATCAGGCACTATAATTCCTACCGGAATAGATAAAACGCGCATTTCTGTTTGTGTGTTTAACAATCTTGCGCCTGGATATCCTGGAACGTTTAGAAAATTTCGTTTCAATGGTGCCCAAGTAGGTCTTTTCCATCCTTTCGCAATTTGAATAAAGCCTTTACGTGTTTTGTTAAATGTAAAAGAACTCATATTGACACCTCATTTCTTTATAAAATAAAGAAACCCAAACCTAAAAGGCTGAGTCTCTTTGTTTTTCTCTTTCTTGGTACTCGGTTGTATATCGATACGTACCACGCGCCACATCTCGCCCCTCTATAACAACAGGAACTTCAACAACCAAATCACCACCAAGCACCTGAATTGCTCCGTCACCAGATGATCCAAAGGAGTTATTAAATACTTGATTTGATACACTACTTGTCATAGCCTGTTTGCTATTTGACATACTTCCATACACACCACTCATAACAGACTTTAAACCCGATAATTGGCTCATAGAACTAGCCATCATACGACTCATATCACCCATTAATTGATTCATAGTCCCAGTAATACCGAGTGATTTTTCTTTTGATGATAAAGGTGTAACTGTGATTGAATTACCCTTCTTCGTAAATAACTCTGGTCCGGCTTCTCCTGTGATAAATGAACCATCACCTACAGGTTTTCCACCTTTAGCAAGCATCGGTACATGAGGAATAGTTGGTGCACTAACACCTGGTATATTGTTTAATAATTCTGCTGGTGTATTAAAACCGTCTATGAACTTATTTATGATACGAATAATTCCATTGATAGCTGTTCGAATACCAATTTTAATACCATCCCAAACACCTAATACTGCGGACTTCATGCCTTCAAAAGCTCCACTAACAGCACTTGTTACCCAACGAACAGGAGTCATAATTGCATCTTTCAGTCCATTCCATACAGAAGATGCGGTTGACTTTATACCTTCCCAAATGTTTGAGAGTGTTGATTTAATACCATTCCAAATACTACTACTTGTACTACTAATCATATTCCATATAGTTGAAATAGCTTCTTTGATGTTATTAAATACAGAACTGGCTGTGGAAACAATTGAATTCCATAAACTAGAAAGGAAACCTTTAATCGTATTCCATACAGCGCTAGTAGTGGAACTAATCGTATTCCAGGCATTCACAATCCAGTTTTTTATTGCATCAAAAATTGGTGTTACGATAGCGACTAATCCATTCCAGCATGCTTGTAAGAAATTCTTCAATGTATTCCACACCGTCATTGTGGTGGAACTAATAACATCCCATACATTCACAATCCAATTTCTAAGTGTTTCAAAGACAGCTGTCGCAATCGAAACAATGCCATTCCAACAAGCTTGAAGAAAAGCAACTATAGCATTCCACACTGTTGTTGCAGCTAAACTAATAGCATCCCACACAGAAACAATAAAACTCTTTATTGATTCAAATATTGGAGTAGCAAAGTATAAAATAGCTGTCCAAACCGCCTGTAAGTATTGCGTAATGAAATTCCATACCGTTTGAATAACTGTGGAAATACCATTCCAAATCATAGAGAAGAAATCAGCAATGCCTTGTAAAATAGGAGTTAGAAAGGCAACTAATCCATTCCAGGTACTAATGAAAAACTCACTAATCGCTGTCCACACTTCGGAAGTGGTTTGGCTGATACTATTCCAAACTTCTGATAATGTTTCAACTACCCCATCCCAAATACCGGTCAAATACTCAACAATTGAATTCCATGTTTCCGTAGTAATTTCAACAATCGAATTCCATGTTTCAGATAAGGACTCCGTTATCCCATTCCATAGTTCTACTAAAAACTCTTTAATTGAATTCCATACAGAAGCTGTAGATTCACTAATACTTTCCCATGTTTCTGTTGCCCATTGGGATATGCCGTCCCAAATTCCTGTTAGAAATTCTGTAATTGAATTCCATACCTCCATGGTCCATTTTTTGATATCGTCCCAATTTTTATAAATCGCAATGCCTAGAGCTGCTATAACCCCTATAATAATAGGAATTGCAGCAACAAGCGTGGCGGCTATTCCTGCTCCGATACCAAACAAGCTCATGACCGCCACGACTATAGGAGCAAGCGCCATAATCGCACCAGAAATAACCCCGATAGCTACTGCAATTGCTGCTAATGTTGCTGCTAATTCCGGATTGTCAGAAACCCATTCTGCAAATTTAGAAACAAGATCTGCTACCACTAATAAAACTGGTTCAAGAGCCATCTTTAAATCTTCCATAGCTTTTTGAAATTTAACAGCTGGACTTGCATCTATTTTAGAAGTTGCTCCATGTAAATCTTCTACACCTTTTTTCAAATCAACTTGCTTACCTTCTGCCTTTAGAATCGTATTAATAATTTTCTTTCCTTGGTCTTCCCAAAGGGTTCCGAACATCTTCGTGCCAAGCGCATTTCTGTCTGTCGCATTTTCAACACCAGCTAAAGCCTTAGTTGCTTCAAGCATCGCTTTTTGTCCATTTTCACCACCGCCAGCAATTGCTTGTCCCCATTTTTCAAACTGATCGGCTGAAATCTTTGTTTTATCTAAAACCGCTTGCATGGACTTATCTACACCAGCACCAAACTCAGCCATTTTGATACGACCTTCTTTAACACCCGATATGTTCAACAGGATTCGCAACATCCTGTCAGTTCTCTTATGAACTTCTGTATATCACTATACAGACCAGACTATATCATCATCTTTATATAAGATGCTCCCCATTTCGGATGTCATTGGCTTACACCCTACGTCTTTCGACTAGTCGTTACACACTTCCTATTTATTGGCTTGGCTCGGTATTGTCTCTTATGTGAGAGTTTCACCGAATTAGAGGAGTTTGCTATGAATGTCTCCACTCATAGGGACAATTTTTTATCCAATAGGTTGTCTATATTCCAACTTTTCGTGTCTACACCTGCTGACATAATTCCTTGAACTTCTTTAGCTGTAAAACCAGCTTGAACCATTTGGTCACCATATTCAGCAATAATGTCTAATTGTTCTGGTGGAAAACCTGTTTTTAATAAAGTATTAACTAATCCTAAAGCCTCTTCATTAGTAATCCCTAATGTTGCACCAATCTCATTCGCTTCCTGTATAAGCTCATTAAAATCAATCCCTGCATAACTTGAAGCTATAGTTGCCGCTCCTTTAACTACAGCCGCATTCGTTTCATCAGAAGCATCTTTATTCAATGCCCACTGTTTTCGAACACCCTCTAAGGCTTCTTCTGCATCCACACCATAAGTAGTTACACCCCTTACAGCTTCTTCTACTGATTTTTTCGAAGATTCCGGAACATCAAAAGTGATATCAATCTTTGTTTTTAATTTAGACATGTCCATTGCTTGCTCAACTGCACTTGCAATACCGCCACCGGCTGCTATACCACCTATGACATTTTCTAACCCTACTTGTAATCCTTCAAACTTTTCCTCTGTCCTTCTAGCTTCTTGTTGTAAATCTCTTAACTCATTTCGTACTTGTTGTATGGAGTTTCCAGCATCCACAGAGCGAAGCGTACGTTGTAATTTTTCAATATCTGTTTCTGCTCCTAAAGCTTCACGACCAATAAGACCAATTGCCTGTTCTAACTGGCGACTTGTAGCCGATCCACTTTTAATTGCATTTACAAGACGATTACCTAATGCTCCTGCAAAGTCATCAACGCTTTTTCCTGTAGCACTAAATAAGGTTTCTAATTGCCTAGTGGAGCTTGCTACACTTTCTTGCTCAGCTTTCATGTTTCCAAGCTTATTTTTCAACCCATCAAGTGAGCCTTGTGTAAATTCAATTTCACGCCTAAACGCACGATATTGTTCTTCAGAAATTTTACCGTTTTGAAATTGAGCTTGGACTTGTTGTTCCGCCGCCTTCAATTTATCTAACTTTTGCGTTGTATTTTCAATTTGTTGTGTAAGTAATTTTTGTTTTTGAGAAAGCGCCTCAATATTCCCAGGGTCAAATTTTAAAAGGCGCTCAATATCCTTTAACTCTTTAGCTACATCATTACTCCGCTTATTAACATCTTTCAAAGCATTTTGAAGACCTGTGGTTTCACCACCAATTTCAACTGTTATTCCTTTAATTCTTCCTCCTGCCATCATCTCACCTCTTTCTTAGAACGAATCGAAGTCTTTTTGATTTGCTTTACGAGCTTTTTCTTTATCTGGATTCTCCATTTCAGCGAATTCAGCAATATAATCAAAACAATCACCAATAGTCATTTCTTCTAAATCACCATGTGATAATTTCGCTTTATAACAAAGAGCAAGGAAAGTATCAGTGGATAATTCTTCATCACTGAAATTCCCTTGCTCTTCATTATTTTTCTTTATTTTTTTTTTGCCCCCATCGTACTTTGAATCAGATCCATGATTTCTGGAATAATTTCAGAAATAGGGAATTCATCAAATCCATCTAACCATGTAATCGGATCAGCGATTTCGGGGTTTGCTGTTTTTGCATATAACCAAACTAAATCATAAATAACTTCAAAATCTACTTTACTTAAATCAGCATTTGCTAAATCAATAGTAGGCTGTGAGCCATTTTGAGGTGTGATTGGTGAAATGATTCCTAATCCAAACATATCTGCAAATAAATCACGTCTAAATTGCGCTTTATACTTTTTAACTGTTGCTGCTGTGCTTTTTAATCGGACCTGTTTTCCGTCTATTGTAATTGTCTTTTCCATCTAGAATTACGCCCCTTTTGATAATGTAGTTTTTGTATATACTTTTTTATACCAATCATCATAAACCGCTGGTGTTGTTTTAGATGTAGTTTTTGTTTTAACCATACGTTTTCCGTTAATATCTATTGGACTAGATACAAATTTAAGTTCGTTGGTATTTGGTTCAGCAGAACTTGTTTTTGTTTTAGATGCAACTGTAGGGCGACTTGCTGAGTTGTTAAACAGAACGTGACGAGTTGCTTTTTCGTCTCCATCAAATTCAAATAGCAATGCAAATTGTTTTCCTTTCGCATCAGCCAATTCATTTAGTACGCCATCTTCCGCATCTAACTCTTCACCCAATACATCTACAGCAAATTGTTCTGGGATAGTAGCAATGCTCAATGTCCCGTCATAACCCTGATTATTACTTGCTGAATAATAAAGCATGTCATCAGCATAGAATTCAATTAAGTCTCCACGTGGATCTAATGTTAATTCAACTGCGCCTGGAATTGGGATTGGGGTTTTAAACTTTACGACTCCATCTAGAATTTCATAGAGTGCATAATAAACGTTCTTTAAACCGAAAGTAACTTTATTTTCCTTATTCATTTATAACAACCTCGTTTCATATATTTTTTGATACAATTTTTCAGATTCAATAAAAGTCCCAAACGATTCATAAGGAATATCATGATCATCTAGGACTTGTTCTAATTTGGATTCAGCAATTAAATCTTTTTTAATTGTATAAAGCTCAATAGTTACATCATTTATTTTGTGATAGACTTTGTTATCAGCTGGCATATTAGGAGAACCATCTACAAAATAACAAATATAAGGCGGTGTTGGCACAGGATTACCTGGCGTTTCGGTGAAATGCGAATAAGCCACAGGATTACCTGTAGCATCAAGGATTTTTTTGAATTCACCTAATGTCATTGCCCTATCGCCCTTTCGACACGCTCAACAAAGTCATTAATCGCATGTTCTTCAGCCGGAGCAATATGAACTTGAGCTGGAACACGTCCGCCACTTGCCTTCGCATGACCTTTCTCTAATAAGTGTGTAAGTTGTGGCTTTAAAGCATTATGAACAATAACTGCATTACCATCCTTTTTCTTACGCCAGCCTTTACTATACTTCCCTGTTTTATTAGGACTTTTTTGTTTTAATTCATTTACAAGATTGGTCGCAACCTTTTCTTTAGCATCCTCTATATCTTCTTCTACTAGATTAGTGTATCTTTGTAATTCCCTAGCAATATCACTTGCAAGAGTATCAATATTAGACACCAGCTTTCACCTCACAATAAAGTTCGATTTTTTCATCATCTCTTTCATACGTGCGGTAAATGCTATATTCTTTATCTCGATACTTCACTTTTCTTTCATCCTGGTAATCCCAGACATGGACAATCAATATATGACTGGCCTTGATATTACTTTGTCCGGCTTGAAAAAATTCTGATTGAGGAACTGATTTTTTCTTACAAAATATCTGTCTACTAAATACTTCATTTTCCTCAACTTGTCCTAATTCATCTTTAGTAATTGTTATTACTGGGAATAGTAAAATATCATTCATTTATAGTCACCCGCTAAAGTTAGATGATTCTTAAGCATGTTATAAGATGCTAAAAACCGTTCTGCCTCTTTTGCGTCTGAAATAAAATTAGCTTTTACATACGTAATAATTGCTCTTTTAATTAGAGGATCAGTGTCATCATTTGCCTTGAGATGAGAAACACCAGATAACTTCAAATCATATCGAGATGCTTCAATCAAATCTTCAAGTTCATCATCAAGAGCATTATGTGAGATGCGTACCGCTTTCTTCACAACATCAAGCATCATATTCATTCACCAACTTGCTCTAGCTGTTTTAAAACTTCCAGAGCGGCATCTTTACCCTTAATCTTTTCACCATTTGGAAGTTCGTAATACCCTCCTCCAACATGGACTGGTCCTTTTGAGCCTTCTTGTTTTTCTATAATTCTTTCTTTATTCAAGAAACCTTCATCTTGTAGATACATTACACGTTCTGCATCATTTGATTCATATGAATCTGCAACACTATAATGAATGAAAGTGAATTTATCTCGAAAAGCTCTTTTTACAACATATTTATTCAACGGTTTCCCACTCACTGTTAAACCTCCTTATACCATAAAGAAAAGCGACTATTATACAGTAGCCGCTTTCTTCACTCGTAAGAATCCATTTTTAGAAATTACGTTACCACCTGCAAAAACAGAACCTCTATGTGCAATCATACCTTGCTTGAATTTAAAGTCTGTAGATCGTTGAACGTCCATATCTGAGAAAATAGTAAGTTGATAGTTTGATAAAGGACCATATGCCATGTTATATTGTTCAGCTGTCGTTTTAGCATCAGAAACAGCCTTACAAGCACTATTGATAATGAATGGTACCCCATCAATCGTTCCTGAATTACCTTGTGATACTACGTTATATACCTTTTTACCATCAGATGTACGAAGCTTAGCAAATGCTTTTAAGTCTAGTTTATTTAAAATCAAAACTGCTGCATCTTCTACGTCTTCATCTCCACCATAGCTATAAATAATTTCATCCAATGTAGATGCATCAATTGCTGAAATTTCTAAATCTGTTGCTGAATCAATTGCCGTAGCTGCTGCCGAAAAAATACCAGCAAGTCGATTCGTCGCACCTGTACCAATTAAAATTTCACGAGTTAACTTTTTACGAGTAGCTACTGTGATCCCCTTCATTACTTCAGCATCGTAATCAGCTGCTGGTAATTTTTGAAGCTCTTCTGTGTCCTCTGAATAAGCTGTAACTTTTGCTTTTGTGATATCTGCATATCCAAACGTTGTTTCTGATGTATTGTAGTCATTTCCTTCAGTTGTGTAATCACCTTCTCCATAACTTTTAATATACGGCTGTTGGTAACTCTCTCCACCTTTTAAAGTTTTAGAAGAAACACGATCAATCAGTGTAGATACTTCATTGAAAGTTGGACGAATATCCGTTGCACTATGCTTAGGTAAAACTACATTACCACTTCCAACTGTAACAGCACGGTTTTCCATTAGAGCCTGTCCACGTTTTTCAGAAGTCTCTAATTCTACGTCTTGTTTTTGAGATTCATTGTTAAATGTTTCAACTGTACGCATTTCAGGCATTTGATTATTATTAATCTCCTCTGCTTCTTTTAATAATCTTTGTCGTGTTTCAATTTGTTTTTGTGTTTCTTCAAGATCTCTTAATTCTGTTTCTAATGCTGCTAAATCTACTTCCTTATCGCTTTGTAACATTGAGCGAATTTCTGATTTCCTAGTTAAAATTTCTTGTAATGTTTTCAAATGAATCTCTCCCTTATAAATATGTTTTTAAAATTAGTTTTTCACGTAATTCTTTTTGATTGCGTTCCTTCACAAATTGCTTATATGGGTCATGACTTCTAGCTGAAACTTGTGAATCAGGATAAGCTGGGAAAGCTACTGGACTAATCTCTAGTAACTTAGCTTTTGTTACACCACGAACTACATTGTCCGGATCTGATTCATCCCATTCTTCTTTGACCATTTGGAACCCAAAGGAAACACCGTCTACATCACCGCGTTTAATCGTCTCGTATGTGTCATTTCCGAGTGTTGTATTGGCTAAGTCTAGTTCAAACCTCAGTCCAATCTCATCTTCAAATAAACGAAGAGTACCATTTTTAGTTCGTCCTAATACTTGTGATGTGTCGTGGCTCCATAAAGCTAATTGATCATCTTGAGTCAAGGACTCTGTGAAAGCTCCTTTTTTAAATTGCTCTTTAAATCGTTGCCAATAGCCCATTGTTACAGATTTCATTTCCCATTTAACTGCATAACCAGAAATTGTTCGAAGGCCATTTTCTAATTCCCTAATTTCAAGAGCACTACTCAGTAGTTCCCTCTTTTCCGTCTTGTTCATTGTCATCACCTCCTTCATCAGTGACATTTCCTTCTTTAACTAAAGCTGTATCTAATCTTCTAATCGGCTTAGATCCACCTTCAATTGGTCCAAGTGAAAGAATTGAACGCCATTCATTTGGTGTCATAGCTCCTCTATCAACCATTTGAACTAAGTCCATCTTTGTGCTTAAAGAAGCGTATTGAAGTGAAGAGGATTCAAAGATAATCTTGTTACCAAATCCCCTTTCTCGACGCGAAAAAAGCTTCCTGGTATATTCCCCAGCAAGCTGCATTGCAAATGGCTCAATTTCCGATTCATAATAAGCTGTCCATTCATCCTCGTTGTATTTACTTTGGATAATCTTTTCGTTTGTATTAAAGAAATTATAAATACGTTGTACGGTTTCTTGCATCTGCTTGGAATCCGGTACAAACGCTTCAGGTTTCACTTGTTCTAAATCATACCTCGGATCAGAAGAAGCTGCTCCACCATCATTCGAGATATTCAAATAGTTATTCACAAAGTTTTTAACCTGACTATCAATATCTTCTTGTTTTAATACTGACTTAAACTTAAGAATCCACTTTACTACTGCACTATTTTTAATAGCTTTAACAATACCTTGATCAGTAGTTGTAACAATCTCCATTAACTGAGCTAATGCATTACCAGGATGTTCTCCGAAAAAGTCATTATCATTAAAGTCTTTACGCAAATGAATGATATCTGTATACGGAATCGTCATCTGCTTACCATTTTTAAAATAAAACTTTAAAAAGATGTCTCCCTGTGCACCTTCTACAACTTCAACTGTTGTACATGGAATAGGATAAATCTCAGTAGGATAACCAAAATCATCACGCTTAATATAAGCGAATGCATTATGATTCAATTCTAATTGAACAGCCATTTTCTCTTGAAACATTTGTCCTGTCATCAATGGATTAGGCTCTTCCAGTAAAAATCTCATATAGGAATCTGGATTCACCTTAAATTCAGTAGAGTTATCTCGTATATGCTTGGCTATCAGCTTACCGACTGCTTTTGCTTTAGGTCGTATACAAGCTCGTATAATATCACTTTGATAGATGTCCCCATTCCACGCAAAAAAACCTCCACCATTATCGTTTATCATTTCAAAACGAGTTGTAGTAGGAGCCTGTTTCTTTCCAAATATCTTATCAAATAACCCCAAATTCTCACCTCCTTCTTAAATCATGTTGAGGTAGTCATTTCGTTTTTCTTGAAGAACTACATATGCATTTAAAAGTGCTGCTGTGCCATCAATACGACGTCTTTGGTTCTTTGTTTTATTTGGTTGTATATTTAAATTATTATCAATGGCTATAGCTGTATTGGAAAGGCACCACTTATCAATTGCGTTGTTGTTATAGTTGACTAACTTAGATTCCAAGTCAGCTCCTAAAAGTCTCATCGGGCTAGAAAGAGTCTGTTTACCTTGCGCGATAGGAATCATAGATTCTTTACCAAAATATCCTTCCATCTCCTCAACCCAATACTTAGCTGACCATCTATCATAGCCAATCCAAGGTAGATAAATACCACATTCATCTCGTATTTCTAAGAACCATTTCGTGACAAATTTATAATGAACGGAATTTCCCGGTGTTGTTCTTAATATTCCTTGCTCGTGCCATAAATTATATGGGATCTTATCTTCTTTACTTCGCTGCTCTAATAAATCTTCCGGAAGCCAATACATCTGCTTCACATAAATATGTGGGTCTTCTGGGACCATAAAAATAACCTTCGCTGCTGTTAAATCGGTAGTTGAAGATAAATCGCAACCACCAATTCCATAGGAAGGTTTCAATTCTTTGATATTATAAGTAGCTGAGTTATTCAATTGTTCAAATGTTAACCATGCTTCTGATGATGTTTCACGAATATTAAAGTCTTTCGTCAATAAATTGCTCACTAAAAGAGAATTAGCCTTAGCTTTATTTACTTTCGTTTCTAAGTTATCTATTTTCTTTATGGTACCTAAACCCGGATTTGCTTTAGCCCATTTGGTTTTGTCAGTCCACTCCTCTCTTTTATCAAGTTCATAAATAACAGGTAAAAAACGGTCATCTGTATAACCATCTTTATCTTCTAATCCATTTAGTAACATTTCTGCTTCGTCATACTTCATATCATAAACAGATTCTCTTACTGTCCCAGCTGTTGTAATCATAAGAATCAATGGCTGTTCACGTGCTGACGTGCCATCGACAATTACGTCATATAAATTCTTGTCCTTCCACGCATGTATTTCATCAAGGGAGGCTCCGTGAACATTTAGACCATCTAATGTATCACTATCACTACCGACTGGTTTAAATACACTATCATTAAAATCTGCCGTTAATTCTTTGACTAAAGTTTTTATTCTTTTGGACAAAGCCGGTGACTTTTTAACCATTCTTTTTGATTCTGACCAAACGATTTTAGCTTGTTGCTCTTTAGTTGCTACCGCATATACCTCAGAACCACCTTCACCATCTGCTACCTGTAGATATAAACATATCCCAGACGAAAGCGTAGACTTACCATTTTTACGTGCAACCACTAAAAATGCTTCCCGATATTTTCTAGTACCATCAATTTTATGAACAAAACCAAAAGTAGCGGCTAAGAAAGCCTGTTGCCAAAGTTCTAGGTCAATTGGTTTTCCAGCCCATTTTGCTTTACTATGCTTACAATAACTTTCGATGAATTCAATAACATGATTAGCTCGATTAGAGTCATATTCATACTCAGAATCATTATTATAAACATCACTAACGAGTTTCTTATAAATACGTTTAACTTTGTCACCTACTACAATTTCACCAGATTCAATTTTATTGTAATAATCTATTATAGGATTATGCGATAGTGGATATTGTTTTCTCATCGATTCTGCACAAACTTTTCAAATCCATCGTCGGTTTCTTCTTTTTTCTTTAGATCCGGCTTAGGGACGTAATCACCTAATTGCTTCATAATGCTTTGATAGTTTTTGTTCATTGCTATATATCGTCGAGCTTGCGGACGTTCCCTCTCATACGGCTCTTGATTCTCTGATTGTGAAAACATTTCATCATAACCATTCTCATCGAGGTCTTTTCGAATATCTTCTAATCGAACACGTAAATCTGCCGCTTCCACAATTAATCCCTCTACTACCAAGAGGGTATCTTTTGGCATTTCTTTATATATTCGTTTAAGTCTCGTTATCTCTTTATTAACCCGTTCTTCTTTTGTTAATTCCTTCTTTATTGCCATAAATAACACCTCATCTCTTATGCATTTGGGGTAGGGGGTCACGTGAAATGACCAATTTATTTTTTGAAGGTACCTCATCGGTCCTTTGAGAACTCAAAAAAGATTTTGAAATGGGGGGGCTTTTATTTCTTTGGAAATACCAGCGTTTACTTTTTATTTTTATTTTGATTTTTATTCTTTTTGTATTAAATCCCCATTCTCATCAAACATTACACCCTCAACAACCGGACTATTCTTCTCATGATGTTCACGATTGTGGCAATCCTGACATAAAAGTTCTAAGTTATGAAAGCTCAATGTAATCTCTGGGTTATTTATATTCTCTGGTGTTATGTACTCTTTATGATGAACAATCTTTCCTGTCCCCTTACACCTCTCACACAATCCATATCTAAATTTAAAATATGAATCCCTACACTTCTTCCATGCTGTGGATTTATAAAACCTCTTTGCAAATTCTTTTGCCATGCATCCACCTCAAAACAAATAACCGCTCAATGTTGAACGGTTATCCTTTATGTAAAGTTATATGAAACCCAATACGGTAAATGAAGTTTTATATAACATAATTGTCATTAATCCCTATCTATTATTAGATGGCTTTTGTACGACAAAAATAAAGCTTTTATCCCTTATTAGACAGACTTATATCGAATGCAAATACTCTAAATAACTTTCCTCTCAACAATTTATATTCTTATATTATTTTATAAAAAAATATGGATGAATTAATCGAATTACCTTTACACGTATTATAATACGTGTTATAATAAGAGTATAGAAAGGAGGGAATAAGGGAGATGGACATTCTAGATATTTTAGACAAAGTAAGCGGGATTTCTTCTTTCATCTTAGCGATATACATACTTCTCAAAGAAATCAAAGAAGAAAAAAATAAGCGTCCTCAACGCAAAGGTTCCAGCCGACCAAGCAGAAAACCTAAGCGCAGAAAACGCAAGTAACCCATTGGGAAACTCAACCAACTGGTTGGGTTTCTCAAAAAAATATTATCATCTCCCATATCAATATGTCAAAAACTTCATTGATTTTAAATACTATTTGTTTGTTTTTAACAATTCGTTTCTTTATTGTTACCGACTTTTCTAATTTACAAATGTTAGACACTATCTACTTAACAGTTATTATTTTATGGGTTCTGGTCTTCACCATTTCGATTATCAAGAAATTTAAGAAGTAAATCCATTACACTATATTTAGCAGGAGGAAAAGCAAATGAGCACTTACCAAGATCGCTACATCTACCCATCTATTTTTGATTTTTCTAATGAGCAGGTTACTGTTACATTTCCTGACTTAGCAGATTGTCATGCTAATGGTACTAACTATGAGGATGCTTTTGAAATGGCTAAAAAGACATTAGCAACTCATCTATATGAAATAGAAGAAAATAAAGGTACTATTCCGCCCGCATCTAATCCAACTTCTATCCAAACTAAAGACAATCAAGTTATTGGCTTAATGGAAGTATGGATGCCACCATTCCGTAGTGAAATTGAAAATAAAGCAGTAAAGAAAACATTAACTATTCCTCATTGGCTTGATAAAATGGGAAAAGCTAATAATGTAAACTACTCTCAAGTATTACAAGATGCATTAAAAAAGCATTTAGGTGTTAATGAAAATAAGAATATATAAAAGAGGTGAATTATCTTCATCTCTTTTTTCCATCTCCATAATAAAAGAAATAACCCTTTATATTAGGATTATTTCTTTTATTAATTTTATTCGAATGCCTTTTTAATAATTTCATGAGTCCCAATTAAAGAAAGACCTAACAAAACTGTCCCAAGAAGAAAATAAACTATAAAAATGAAATAATACATATACTTGTTAGAATCTATCGGTAAATACGGGAACAAAAAAATAGTTAGCAAAAACAATAGTACAATAAGCATCAACGTCAAATAATTCATATAAAAGTTTTTGTTCTCTGTTCTAGCTTCTTGACTTTGAAAAGACATACAAGCAATTGCAATCGCAATTAAACCTATTATTATGGTTATCCCTAACTTAGAAGTCTCCTGAATCATCCCTACTAACATTTCCATATTTCCTATAGCATTAAATACTACAAATAATAATGTAAAAACCGCCAACAATATAACTAATTGGGCGATTGCTTTAATGTCTTTACGCAATTTTCTCATACAAATCAACCTCCTCTATATAAGAATAAAAGGAGGTTGAAATAAAATCAATAAAACTTAATATAAAGTTAAAATATTTTATCATAATACTTATCTTAATTAAGCTTTCTACAAAAATGACTATTCCTCTTCATATGGTCTATATTTACTACGCAATACTTCTAGTTCTTTCTTCTTCTCTTCAATGTCTTCACGCAAAAATAAACTCACTCGTTCCATCTTCTTAAATGGCACAAGTTTACCATCTTTAATCATTTTACTAATTCTTGCTTTACTAATTCCTAAAACATCCATTACCTCTGGTGTCGTTAATACCTCATCATGTAAAAAAGAAAGCAGTTGCTCTTTATCTTCAAACTTGTACACTTTATTCACCTCTTTTTTCTTTAAAAATCCCATAAAGTCGTAATGACGTATTTATTATATAAAGGACTAAAAGAATGATTAACACAATATCTAAAACAGTTTTAAAAATACTCGCTTCGACTGAATCTCGAAAATACGCAAAGTAAAACAGTGTAAAGAAAATAATTAAGATGTTCGATGAATTACTTGTTTTCTTCATATTGTTTACAAATTGGCAAGTTGTTATAATGTGTATAGAAGAGAGAAGGTGCGCTTCTCTCTTCCGCTCAAAATCATTTGCGTTTACGTCTGGCTGGGCGTTTTCGTTTGGTTTTGAGCTTTTTTACTTTTTCGTGGATGACTAGGACTTTTTCAATGATTGTTAGTGCTGTAAGTATCATTCCTAGTATCAGTGCTAACTTTGCCAATTTGTTTCCCCCCTTTCGTTCTTTCTATATTTATTATACCATATCTATTTACCTAAGTAAACAGACTACATGCATTTTCTGATTGTTTTTTGATGTTTTTATCAATTTAAATTCTAATCAAATATACGTTTCTCCTTTGATGTCTTGCTTATCTACTACCAGAAACCAAAATAAAAAGCACCCAATCTGGATGCCTTTTGTTCAATAGAAAAAGCTATATAATACCCTTATTTTTTATGGTAATTTAGATGCCATTCAAAATACTCAGCATTATCATTATTCCACGTTAAGCACTCTTTTCCTTGGAGACTCTCAATATAATCCCTTACTGACTCTGGTAAATTATCTGTATTAACCAAGCTAATAACTTCTCCATTCAAAACAGTAATATATCCTTTCTCAAATAAATCATCACAACCAAATTTACACATAGGTATTGCTATATTTTCAATATCTAATCTTTCTTCTATGCTACAAAATGCTCTTTTCTTAATATGTGCAGCTACAAGTAAATCTATAGGATACTCTTTTCCACAAATTCCACAGTTACATGTTTTCTTATCATTAAACAGATATCCACGTAATATCCCTTGCTCTTTTCTAGCCTTGCCTTTTATCTCATTATCCAATGAGGCACTTTGTTCTAAGTCACTTATAATGTCTTTAATATTTTTCTTTGTTTCTTCCTTTGTACTGATTGGAGCATAAGAAGAACTATACAAATCAAAAGCACTCATTATTATGTTACTTTTCTCTTGGTCTAATACTCTAAAGCCTTGTATTAGATTTCCCTCTTCATAATCTAATAATCTATTAAAGACACTTAAACTAATGGCTTGATGCTTTATTTCATCTAAGAAGTAAATATACTCCCAGCTTTCACCACTCTCTGTTTCTCCCCACAGATGCTTTGCTAATTCTAAATTATGTACCTTATATGCGATGGTAGCAGATGCAAAAATTTGCTTATTTGCTGAAAACAGAGTTATATCTCCTCTTTGAATCTTTTCCCATTGCTTTATCTTTTGTGGACTCGGAGTTATTCCCCAAACACGGATTAAATTTCCCTTATAAATTTCAGATAAATTATTAGCATCCTCTTGTTGTAAGAAAGGCTTAATTTTCTCAAATTCAATGCCATTACGCATTGTGGATTGAAAATTAAATTTAGCTACTTTATTCCCTGTAGGTTGCAATATTACGTTGTACATACTCTTACACCTCTTCTGTTTTTATTTAGTTTTCTATAGTTCGTTATATTTTTTATTCGATCCAAATGACTTTTCAACTGGATATTTTTTCTGATTTTTTTCTAGCTTATTTTTAACTACTTCTTCTATATCTAAATTCATTTGGTCAGCCAATAGGATAGAATAAATTAATACATCAGCTAGTTCATCCTTGATGTTTTCAAGATTTTGTTCAATTGCATCTTCACTACTTTTCCACTGAAAATTCTCCAATAACTCGCTAGCCTCTAAAGAAAGAGAAATTGCTAAATCCTTAGGGTTATGAAATTTCTTCCAGTCTCTATCATCTCGAAACTTAAGAATTTCCTTTATTGTATTTTGATTCATTTTTTGAATCCTCCCACTATTGTCCATTGGTAAATCCTTCTACAATTATATGAAACCAATTGCTTCCATTGCAAAAATTTAGATATACTAATTTTAAAAAGATAGACTGATATTAAATAAATATAATTTACTTGGAGGAATACCTATGGCAAATAACAATCCATGGTTAAATGAAATCATAGAAATATTAACAGAGTTAGATGGAGATGGAACACTAAGTCAAATTAAAACCAAAGTTATGGAACGTAACAACATAGACCTAAGTAAATATCAACATGAACAATCAATAGGTGCACAAATTAGAAAGACCATCTATTATCATTCTAGTGAATGTGATATTTATAAAGGGAAACAGGACTTATTTTACGCTGTAAATGGTAAAGGAAATGGATGCTGGGGATTAAGAGATTTCGATAACAATACTGATTGGGAATTAATCGATCTTGAGGAGGAATTTTCTGAAGGGAAACAAATACTTAGAACTCATTTATCTTATGAACGGAATAACAAGGTAATTAGGCGAGCAAAAGAACATTTTAAGCAACAGCATGGTGGGAAGCTTTTCTGTGAGATTTGCGGTTTTGACTTTCATAAAGTATATGGTGAATTAGGAAAAGATTATATCGAGGGGCATCATACAATTCCTGTATCTCAACTCAAAGAAGGAGAAAAGACTAGACTTGAGGATATTATAATGGTTTGCTCTAATTGTCATAGAATGTTACATAGACGTAAACCATGGTTAAGTATCGAAGAATTAAAACTATTATTAAATAAAACACCTCTATAAAAACGCAATACCGCTTCTTCTGAATAAAGGAGCGGTATAACTTATTAGATATATTTTATTCCAAATTCTTGAGTAATATCTCTTGTTAATTTTGATAAAACCCTTTTATCTAATTGTGCAGTATCAACGTAATTAGAGTATACTACTCTTACTACATCATGCTTTGAAGGAAACAAGTCAGGGAACTCTTGACATAAAGATTCAATTTTATCATCACTATACGTTATATTTTTTACAATCATCTCCCCCACATAATCAATATGAGAGTTATATAAAGATTTTAATTTGAAAATTTCTTTATTTTTCTCTATTTTATCATATAAAGTTGTATATTCCTCATAACTAAATTGTTTTTTTTTCATTTCGTTTACTTTGAAATCAATCGAAAACATTTGTGTATTAGAATTCCATGCTTTCAAATAATCTTTCTTACCCTTTCCACTTTGGAATTTAACAGTAAATTGAACTAAATCTTCGAAACTGTTTTCATATGGATGTATATGTGTTTTAATAGAAAATTCTTCATTCCTTTTTAAATTTGAATTACATACATAACAGCAAGGTATGAGATTGAAAAAAGAAACAGCTAAGAAAGGAAATCTGGACTTACTATAAAAATGATCTAGTTGTGGCCTTGTTCTACCTCCTTCATCTTCGTTTGGCTCAGATACAGTAATAAAATGTCTATTACAGTATGGGCATGTCCCCACTTTCAATTGTTTTACTAGTTCATAAGCACCCCATATTTTCTCTGTATCTTTACTATACTGATCACAAAAATTACTATAATTAAAGATTTTCCTTATCTTCTCTAAAAATTTTTCGATATATTTAATCTGGGAATCAACTTTTTTGGCTTTTTTATCCACATTTTCCTTTTCTCGTTTAAGTTCATTAACATTAGATAGATTGTTTTTGATATTTTTCTCTAAATTTTCCTGTTGCTTTTTATATTCATTTAATACTTTTTTCAAAAAACTGTATTCCTCTATTTTTTTCATTAATTCTCGATGACCCTCACTAAGATCTTCTATAATTTCATCTAAGCGACTGGGTCTCCCCATCACAATATCCTCGATTTGATCTAATATAGATTTAAAAAAGTCCTTTTGTATTGAATCTTTTTCATTAGCAGCATAATTTTCTAGTTTCTTAAGGAATTTCTTTCTAACAAAGTATTCTTCAAAATGTCTTTTTGCTAGAAAATCTAAATTATCACGTTCAATTTTTATCATCTTGCTATTTCTCCAATTTCTTAAGGCGTAAATTAAGCCTAGCAATTTCCTTATTAACCCCTACCATTCTACGTTCTGCCAACATTTGTAAAAGTTTGTTGCGAATGACTGGTTCACCTATCAAATTAATAGTTTTTTCAATTTTCTCCTCATTTTCAAATATAGTAACCATATCTCCTTTAATAAGCAAATGAATTATTTCATTAATTTTTCTTTTCGCAAAAGCGCCCGTAACACCATCTTCCATAAAGAATGAATGAGCTAATAAAGAATGAATATTTGCTGCAAAAGTTTGATGATATTCTTCTAAATTATCTATAATTACAGTGTTTTCTCCTTCTTTCCTTAAAAATATTACATTCGTACCTGGAAGATCTGAAACTATAAAAGGAGAATTTGATGTTAGTATTAATTGAATATTTCTTTGTTTCATTTCACTTCTATTTCTAAATACAACGGGAAAGTACTCAATTAAGCTATTCAAAAATTTCCCCTGCCAATGCGGGTGTAAATACACTTCTCCTTCATCAATTAAAATTATTAAATCATCCTTAGGGTTCTCAATCAACTCCGGCCTTTTTGAAACAAAGTAAAAACGTGAATAGATATTTAATAGTGCTTTTTGCCCACTACTCAGCTCTTTCCATGAGAAATTAATAAATTCATCAGTCAAATATGAATCTTCATATAATTCTATAAACTCTTCGAATTCTCTACCGGATAAATCTTCGAGATTAAAAGAAAATTTATATTCCCTTCTCCCCATCCTATGTACTTTATGACGGCTAACTCTATAGCGATAAGTTTTATAAAACATCGACATAAATACAGCTAGTGATTGTAACATTTTTGCTAAATATTCTAATCCATCAATTTCATTTTCAATTAATCTTGAAAATCTCTTTATTCCATCAATCAATCTATTAAAGTCATTCTGACAATTACAAACTTCCTTATCTAGAAAAAATTGAAATGGAATTCCTACAATTTTTTTTTGAATTTCTCTTTCACTTAGTTCATAAAATAAATGATCAAGAATACATTTAGCAAATCCCATTATAAATTCTCGCTCTTCTCCATCCTCGGGTGTTCGAAATTGCCTTTTCCTTAAAGATTTTCCGATTATCTTAATAGATCCAAATACATCTATCTCTTCCTCAAGAATAGAATCAGAACGACCTATAAATCTATTCTTATCAATAAAGATTAAATCAATTTGGTTCGGTAATTTAAATGGTAATTCAAATTGTTTTAATTCTTTTTTCACCACTTGGATAAAGCGAATCTGTCTCTTTGCTTCTTGAAATTTAAAATCGGGCCCTTCTCCTTGAATAAGATTTGATTTAAATCTAGAAAAGCTACTAGATAAATGATTTGTCGATATATTTAACATTTTCTCCGATATATACTCCTCTTTATTATCATATACATTTGAAAAATAAATTAGAGTTGTATCTTTTAAATTACGAGGGAGATCACTACCCATCCTTTTTTCATAAAAATAACTAATTTCTTTATCCAGCTTAATATCGACCCTCATTTCTTTAGAAAAACATATATAATGTTCCATTCGCTTATTTTTATACTCACGTAGAATATAAAGATACCTCTCGTTCTCACCTTCTTCTTCGCGATCTATCAATTCATCTATTCCAAAATTTTCTTTCAAAAAATCAACTACACTTGACTTACCAGCTCCATTTTGCCCTACAACAGCGGTTATATTTTTGATATTTGCTACTGATTCCAAAGAATGTTCTTCTAGTTGAAAAAAATTCTCTATATAATTCAAATTAGGTTTTATATATAATTCGAAATTTTCATTACCCCTTTGTTTCAATTGATATTTATAACGATTATCATAATTAAATCCTTGCTCTTTCATTAATCCTTCTTGAAGATTTTCAACCCATAAATATAAAAGCTCCACTATTTCGCCCTCCACTTATAATTACTACTAGCTTTAGTTGTTTCTCAGTATTATATTACCAGTTGAATTAAAGAAATAACATTACTAGATAGTTCTTTATACACAATTCATTTACACAAGCTAAAAGCCTCATCCACAATTGCAGAAGAGGCTCTCATTTACCTGTCTTACTATTTTCTTTTCAGCACGTTCTATCATAGATTGTACTGTACTACACGTAATGTTGAGGTATCTAGCAATCTCCCTATACGTTAAACAATATCCTCTAGACATTAAGTACACTTCCTTCTCCCGTTCTGTTAACAATGATAACGCATCTTCCAATCTAATTTTATCCCATTCACCAATTGCATGTTCTTGCTGATGACCATCCCACTCATATAAGTTATCATCCATGCTACGGAAATACCTTTGCATCAATAACGGATCACACGCTCTTTCTCTCTGATATGCAGCTAACCTTTCAACCCCTCTACGATTTCCTGGTCTTCTCGCCTTTTTCATCCATTCTAAGGAATAAGTAATGTCGCTAATCATATCAGTTAGAATCTTTACATCTTCCTCTTTAGCATCCTTCTGCGCTTCTCTCAATTGCTTTAAAGTTGTGTTATATTGCTTAATCAAGTCTTGCATAACCTATCCCCTCCTTATAAACAAAAAAGAACACCGTATATAGACTGTACTTCTCTACATAACAGTGTTCTTTTATTACTTTCATATTTAATTTCTACGCTTCTCTCACTCCACAAGTGAATTCCACTTATACAGTCAGAGAAACGGAAAACCGTTCCTCATAGACACAAATCTGTAAGTGTAGCTGATGCTTCTAATTAGTTTGGTAAAGTTCAAGAGAGAAATAAAGTGTTGAGGTGCCCCACGCCTCTTTGAACCGAGGAAAGTATGATTAGCAATTGGACATTCGGAAGGAACATCCTCGGCTCAAAGAGAGGTGTAACCCTCTCCCTCGTTGGTCGGACCCTTACTTACGTTTATTCGTGAGTAAACTATAATTAATTGCCCTAACCCGAGAAATTTAGATAAATCAAGAAACAACATACAGTACCCTTTCCGTGGCAGTTCTTATTACACTTTTAATAATACACGTACATATTCAATATATTTTATCAACTTTTCATCTGTTTTTTCTCACAAAGAAACCCACCTATATAGGTGGGTTTCTTTTAGTATTTTTAAGTTAAATTCATAACAAATCTACTTTTTTTTTGCATATCTTGATTAACATTGATATACATTTCTGTTCCAATATCCGGTATTTCATCCCTTATACGATTATTCAACTTATTAACTAGAAAATCTTTATTATACTGAACATCATCTAAATTGATTATAATTTTAAAGACATATTTATTATTTCTTTTATTATCTAACTTCACAATAAAAATGTCTTCT